GGAGAAAAGCTATGAAAATACCAGTAACAACCGAGCCACCTTTTGCCGAGGGCGTGCTGGTCAGTATCAGGCGGCCAGACGGCACAATCCGGGCCACCACGCAAGACGGCTATATCCAGGACTGCGACCACGATAACTACACCGATGACGGCGAGCCCTGGGTGGTCTGCGATACCTGCCTGCGACTAGGCAATATAGTAGACGACATCAGCGACGACGGCTGGGACGGCGATGAGCGAGTATTTACATCAATTAAAGCGATAGAGTGGGAGTGATATGATGAGTAAAATTGGACAATACTATTTAGAATTAACCGATGAAGGAGAGAAACAATGGAACGAACAGTCAAACTAGTAGTAGGTGTGATAGTGGCAATCACACTGGCGGGGCTAATATCATCGCTAATGAGACAACCACAATCGATTGATAATGCGATTGATAACATACCAGCAATAACATCGGAGCAATACCTCAGAGCGGTAGATAACCGCTACCCCGACAATCAACTTATACACTGTATGTATACTAATCTACTAAACAAATACGGGGTGCAAGAGGTAATCAGAGTGGACGCGTTAGGCGTATCGGACCCCGACAATCAAGAAGTCATTGATAAGTTCACTGAGTCTATGCAGGGTTGCCAGTAGTGGCACTGCCATTATATGGTTGGCAACAAAAGTACCTTAACAATACCCCACGAAATCTGATAATGACGGCGGACTTAGGCTCAGGCAAGACCGCACTCGCATTAACGCATTACAACACCCATAACCCGAACGGACGGCTGTTAATCGTCTGTCCTGCGTCAAAGCGGGACTCTGGTGACTGGGAGCGTGAAATTGCTCGCTTTTTAGACTACACGCCCGACTTCGCTGTTATGAGCTATGAGGGTATGGCTAAGAACTTCGCTAAATACGAGAACGACCCGACACTAACCATCATTGCCGATGAGTGTCACTTGCTGGCACAGCCAACCACTAAACGGAGCAAAGCGTTTCAACGTATCGCCACTACCGCCAATCAATGGATACTACTATCGGGCACGCCAACACCCAACGGCTGGCGCAGCGCGGCCACTTACGCCATACTGACCAATCTAGTGCGTAACAAAACCGAGTTTTGGCGACGCTTCGTGATAGAGGACCGCTCACGTGGCTTTCCGTTAATACTTGGTTATCGAGAATATGACGTGCTGAACAAATGGTGGAGTCAGGTAGCAAAGCCCCTGCCACGCCCGCTGTTACCAAGTCAAAGTATACCGATAGAACCTATACTGCGACCTGCGACCAAACGAGCGATGAAACAAGCCATCAAAGAACGTGTGACCGAGTCTGGTGAAGTGCTTGATAGTCCGAGCAAACTATTCGCCCACCTACGCCAGCAAGGTATAGCGGAGCGTATACAGGCATTAGAGAATGTGTTAGAGGGTACAAACGAAAACGTGGTAGTCTGGTATAACTTCAACACTGAACGAAGTGAGGTGCTAGCATTACTTGCTAAATACTACCCCAACCGCACCGTTTACGAGCAGTCTGGACATCAGAGCAATCTACCACCACGAGATGACTGGGAGACGGTTAGTAATTCCGTCACCCTAGCACAATACCAATCAGCCAGTGCGGCGATTGAGCTAGTCTACGCTAGTGTCAATGTGTATCTAAGTCCAAGCACTAGTTACGCCAACTACGCTCAGTCTAAGGGACGTACACGCCGACATGGACAAACGAAAACCGTGCTGTTTTACCATATATCGCTACAGGGTACACCCGACCATAAGATATGGCTCAGTCTGAAAGACCGACATGACTTTTCCACAACCCTGATAAATGACTATATAAAAACTATTGACAATACATAACGAAAGGAGTAGTATAGTAGTATGACTAAAATTAAGATCGAACGTAGCGACGGTGTTGTATATCTTCGCAAGAAGCGTTCCAAGACAGGAGTAAATAGAGTTACTATATCATTAAGTATACCAAAGGAATTAAACCAAAGAATTAACGGTATTTTAGTTAAAGACGAAACAACTCGCTCGAAACTAATCACCAACATATTAACCAAAGCACTATCAAAGGAGAATGAAGAAAATGAGTAAAATGATATTGATACTAGGTTCAACAGGTACTGGTAAGTCAACCAGCCTGCGGAACTTCAAAAAAGGCGAAGCCCAGGTTATCGCTTGTAGCGGTAAAGACCTGCCAATTCGCAGTGATGTACAGGTGGCAAAACCATCAAACTACACCTCACTATATAAAGCAATCACAGCTACAACTGCCCCAGTAGTGGTCATCGACGACTTGAATTACATGATGTCGGCAGACGAGTTCGCTCGTGCTGGTGAAAAATCTTACGATAAGTTCACAGACTTCGCTGTTAGTCTGGACAACGTATTCAAACTAATCAAAGCCAAAGATACCGACCAAGTGTTCTATGTTATGGCTCACCCCGAGGAGCGTAGCGAAATGAACCACGCATTAGAGTTTAAGATATCTGCTGGCAAAATGAGCAAAAAGTTCCCAATCGGTGGGCTAGCTAACGAAGTGCTAGAAACAACAGTCACTGAGGACGGTGAGTTCGTGTTTAAGGTCAAAACAGATGGTAATGGTGTTAAAACCCCAATGGGTATGTTTGATACACCAACCGTGCCAAATGACCTCAAAGCAGTTGATAAAGTAATTCGTGACTTTTACGGACTAACTAATAAGGAGACCAAATAATGACTGATTTCAAAATGCCACCAATGGAAGATAAAGACTTTGGACCAAGTAATGGTAACTGGTTTGAACTTGGTGTATACGAAGTGTACATCCAAGGAGTTACCGTAGGTGAAAGTCCTAACACCAACTCAAAATACTTAGAGTTCGCCCTACTCGGACCAGACGACCAAGAGGGTACGGCTCGGCTCTATCTCACTGAAATGGCGGCACCATATACTCGCAACACCCTCGCTCAGATTTCTGTACATAACGCCGACACAGAGGAAGCAAAACAAAAGGTTCGTGATTATTTCCGTGTTATTACCGATCCTGCGAGCCTAGCCGATTCTAAGCTATTAGCGAAGTTCAAGGACAAGCAAGCCTGGATTGATGTGTATGAGGACGATAAATCACCGAAGCCAAATGGCGGCTTTTACACTCGTACCAAACTCACTAGTTACGAGCCAAAACACCGTGAACTAAGCAAATCTGCTCAAATTGATGACCTATTATCAAACTCAACACCAGTCGATGACGACGACGTGCCATTTAACTAAGGAGGAAGTGATGAAACAACTACCAAACACGCCGAAAGGTGTCAACTACTCAGACGCACCACAACGCTCAGACGAGTGGATTCAAGTGCGGGTTGGCAGGGTCGGAGCTAGTCAACTCGGTCGCTGGCTAAGTGTCAGTAAGCCAAACAAAGACGGTGAGTGCCGTCCACTTAAAGCTAGGCTTGACCTTGAAAAAGAGATAGCCTTTGAGAAAGCCTTCAACGTGCCGTTCTCGATGTATCAAACTGGTGCTATGCAGGCTGGCATTGATAACGAGCCAGTAGTTCGACAAGCCTACGAGGCTCAGACAGGCAACACAGTTGAGACAGCAGGGTGCTTTTATGATGAATACTCAGTCGCTTCACCTGACGGACTTATCGGTGAGGACGGCGGTCTTGAGATTAAATGGCTACAAGACACTAACTTCATGGAAGTCCTATCAACTCACAAACCTCTACCTGACCACTATTTACAGATACAAGGTAATCTACGATTGACTGGTCGTAAATGGTGGGATTATGCGGTCGGCAACGGTAATACTGGGAGATTTTTGGTGATACGTGTGGAGCGTGATGAAGACACCATTGCGTCTATCACCCAGTCCGTTGCTGATGTCGCAAAGGTTGAGCCATTTGATACCACAGACGTGTATACGCTACAACAACAAGTAAATAATAATAACGAAGAGGAGATACTATGGACGTAAGACAACGCATACTAAATGAAATGGCGATACTTAGCGAGGTTAAACAAACTAACTCCGTACCTTATTTACAAGAACTGTTGGGTTACCAGCCATTGATGATACATAATGCTATCACTCAGGGCTTGGAAGACGGCACCGTCGCTAGTTTTAAGCGTAAGAACGGAGCCATTGAGTTCACCGACAAAACACGCCAGCCAGTAACCAAAAACAACGAAATGATGGGTGATGAGATTGAATACTTTGTTCGTGAAGCTAACGCTCGTGAGTGGGACATCACTATTGATGAGTTACAACTTCAACTACTAACCCCAGTTGATACACATATTCGGATTGCGATATATGCTAACCCTAAACTAACTACTTATGAACTAGCCGACCCTAAGCAAAAGAAAAGTGTATACACCTTCGTAACATTGACTGACAATAAAGATAAGCAATTTGGTAAAAAACAATTCAAAGGTAGTAAATAGATGTTTAAGCGTAAACTACCAATAGTAATCACTAGCGAAGAGAAACAAAAGCAAGCGATTGAATACATTACACAATTAGACAAAACTGAGTTTAACCGTTTTATCGACAGCGTACAGCTCATTTGGCAAGGTTACGATAAGCTACTACGTGTTCAAACTCGTAGTGAAAAAGCGGAAGCCAAAGAAATTAAAGAAGACGGCGACGATTTTATACTAACAGGTAATTAAAGGAAGATAATATGAATATCAATCACGGTGAAAATGCGATAATCAAAATAAACGAACTACCAGCAGGTGCTAAGCCAGTCGTTAAAAGTGACGCCAACTGGTTAAAATCAGGTTATATAATCGGGCACTCTGAAACTGGACATCATCACGTCCTAGAAGCTACTGAGAAATTAAACAGCGGATTCGATATCTACACCAACGCTAATGAGATATTTTTTAAGGTAGTCAATGAGGCTAAGGTGGTACACAAAAAGTCATTTGATATACACGAGCCAGTTGTAATCGAGCAGGGTATCTACAAGGTAATTCGCAAATCTGAATATGACCCGTTCGCCAAAATAATCAAAAAGGTGTGGGACTGATATGATTGAAAAACTAACCCCAGAGCAAGAGGCTCAGATACCGAAGTTTGTCCAGAAATGGATAGACCAAGCGTCGCAACCAACTGACCGTAAAGTTGCTACTGAGTCCATCAAGAAGATTTACAAGCGTATGGGCGAAGATGAACCATTAGTAATATATGGCAGGTCGCCAAATGAGACTATCCTAATGGCTTTAACGGTGTTCGGAATTGTAAAAGACTATGACTGGTCTAGCTCACAGCTATACTCACAGCTAAACTCACAGCTAAACTCACAGCTAAGCTCACAGCTATACTCACAGCTAAACTCACAGCTAAGCTCACAGCTATACTCACAGCTACGCTCACAGCTAGAATCACA